TTATATTTCTCGGATAGAATAGTGGAGTCTAAAAAATTTAATTAGCTTTAATACGTTAGCTCGATTATATTTTTCCGGAGCATGAGTTATTAGTGTTTTATCACTATTTATATAGACCGCCTTCACACCTTCCTCCCAATCAAAATTTGGGAAACACTCCGATAAGCCAAGTTCATCCCATGTCTCTCTGCTAACTAGAAGTATGCCTTGCCCTAGCCTCTGCTGCATGGAGCATATTATATCCCATGCAGTTTCGTAGTTATCTGCGATTATTGCATCCCTCATAAAATGTGGGTCCTTGTTAAATACTTTAAGCATCATTACTCCCACCTCCTATTATTACCCTAATTACACCATATTTTTACCTTATCTGCAATTACTACATAAACAAAAAAAAGACCTTACCAGGACATATTCCCAGTAAGGTCTTTTGTGTATTTACCATTAATCCACACGTCCGCCCTCGTATGGTAGGGAGATGTTTGGATCACCTCAATTCTTAGCCGCTAGATATACAACAGTACCACCTAATAAGATGTTAAGTAACTTACTATTCCGTTGTTGCATCTTTACTTTCTGGAGTTCGCGAGTCTGCATCTCTAAGTATGCGTTGACTTTCGCCAACGATTCGCTTTGCATTGTTAGCGTTCGCTCTTGCTGCTCTAATGAGTTCTTGGCTTCGATTAATTGCGCCCTCTGTTCTTTTATTAGATTCATCGATTCGAGTAATTGTTCTTTCGATTCTGTTGTTGACATCTTGGCTACGTTCAATTGCTGTTCTAGCTCGTCGATTATCCTCAACTGCTCGTCGATTGTATTGTCTAGCGTTATCAACTTCTGTTGTAGCACGTTGTATTCCTGTCGTGTCAATATTACTTGTTCTGTTGGCATAGAACCAAATACAGGTGAGAAAGATGCAAACAATAACAGCAATACACCAGATACGATTGACATACCAAAGGTTTTTAATCTTTTCATTCATAATACCTCCTATATAGCACTGCCCCACTGTTGGGCATAATATTTAGCTTTTCCACGAATTACATCTCCACCCGACCCGGGCACATCACCCTCACGTACAACCCATAAGTCCCATCGTTCACATGTTGTGGTAGGCCCGTATGGTTCGTGAGCATAATAGCCGTCCATGTTATCGGCAGCCTCGGCATGTGTTAAGACATGCTCGATATCACATGGGATACCAAGGTCTACACATAGCAAAGCTACAACCTGCGCCAATGTTTCAATCTGTGCATCCGTAGGAGCATACTCGCCAAGGTTATCAGTCCATTGAGCACCATATGCGCAATCTAGTGCAATACCGATTGCTCCGCCATTGCGCATATAGGTGTGGTTTTTATGGTCTGTTAATTCGCCATCAATGTAAATATTCCCATCCCTATCGATGTTAATATGGTAGTCATCAAATTGTTGATTGTACCTACCTGCCGTCCAATGCAAATAGATTTTATTGATCCGGCCTAAAGCTCTACGGCAATAATCGTTTAAGTCAGTAAGACTAACGAGGTGCATTATAATCACTCCTTTCATTTATCACGGTATTAATTGGCGTTTTTGGCTGTTCTTCTAACTTATCTGGGATACCATTATTATCCCTATCAACGCTAAGCCATAATAATCCTGTGAGCGATACAATCACGCCTGGAGCACCAAACATATGGTCAATTAAGAATGCTCCCATTGTTATGATCTTATCGTTTGCACTAGATATTTCGCCTAAATAAAATGAAATCGCATAAGCCATGGTTGCCAATATAATTGGTGTTAGCATGACAAGAATAATTACTCTTGCCCCCCATACTAAAGTAGGATGAATATTAGCGATTCGGATTGAACTATATATTGTTTTTACTTTATAAATTACTTTCATCTTATCCAAGGCTTTCACCTCCGTCATTTGGGATGGTGATACCCCTTTTTATTGGTAGATTATTAAGTAATTGTATGTGCATTAATTCCGTATTTAGTGTTTGCGTTGTGGTTTCCAGTGCATCCAAGCGGTGAAATATAGCATCATCTCGTTCCTCCAATTTCACCAGTTGCCTTAGAATATCTTGATTACTTTCCGTTAATTTACCAATGCTATTAATAGCATCTGTCATGCGATCATCATAATATTCCCTTTGCTTAGATAACTTGAGCCCTACATGATCATCAAGTTGACGTTTAACCTCGGCTATCGATGTATGTTCTAAGAACCACACCATCGCCCTAAATGACCCTCGAAGGGCGGCCCAGATGACCCCCAAGAGGGTCATCCAGAAACCAATATCCGCAAAGTAGCCCGGAATGCCTGCATCTATCAGAAGTATTCTGATTTCGTCCATTCATGAACTCCTTATCGAACCGGTACCCAAGATTTAGATGCATTGTCAAAATACTTTGTTTCGTCGTGATTATAGATTTTACCTCGGCTCAAAACCATTTTTGCTAATGCTTCAACATCGGACGCCTCATTTATCACCAATTTAACGAGTTCTGTCATGTTGATTGTTTTGAACTCATTTCCTTGTTGCATTACAAAACTAGGGATATGAATTTCTGTTACATCTGCGCAATTATCAAATGCAGTTTTGTCAATTCTAACTGCTTTAGGCAATTTGATCGCCTTGGCGGAGTTACCAAATGCATAAGCCCCTACAGTCGTAACCTCTGGGAACTCGTAATTTTGAGTATCGTAATTATTTGCAAATTCATAACTTTCTATCGTTGTTTTAACATCGTTATAACCTGATACACGATATGTACCTACGATACTTCCTAACATATTAAAATATTCAATTTGAATATCTTCTGTCGTAAATGGCTTATCTAAATCCATCCTTGCTTGACCATCATCGCCGATACTTACTCCTGCAGCTGCACCTTTACCTAGTAAAGCTACCTTAAAGTGAGGCGTACCATATACATTGATATATGTCTGACCTTTAGCAGGACGGTCAAATTCAAGTTCTTTAAATGGCTTTTTAATCACATCGCCTAAACCACGAATGAGACCTTTTAATACTTCATTAGGAGTTGCATTTTCACAATAAACATTCAAGCCTAACAACATTTCATAAGCACCATCAGCTGTTGCATCTTTACCGGGCAAGCCTGGACTACCATTAGTGCCTTTCAAGGAGTTGAGGAAGTCGTCTTTTGTTCCAGTATTTCCTTCTTCTAGCCATATTTCATATGCGCTTTTACCATTTTGACCTTCTAATTTAAGCGGTGGTAAATTCAAACCTGTTAAATTAATATTTAATTCTTGTGCCATGATATAATCCCCTTTCTAATGACGTGCAATATCTTGAATGATATTGACTTCACCAAAACCTAATTTCAAACTATGTTCATCGTTGTAAACGAACGCATCATATTGATGAACCCCTTTAGCGGCCACCTTATTAACTGTGTCATTACCGTTCATACGGAATGTGATGCGATTACCTTCGATTACTCCATTAACGGCTAACACCTCTGTTGAATCAGGCTTTCGCCTGATTTTCATGATAGCGGTGTACCCATCATATGGCCCGCCGTCCTCAATGACGTAGGTCAATCCATAGTCTTGACCTACATGTAAATCAAAATCATATTCCTGCATATATGCACCTCCTCATTACCAGAACGACATTATCGTAATTCCTGCACGACCCCAGCCGCCTTGACGAGCTGATAGTTTACCGTAATAGAAATAGCCCTTTTCGGTTACACCTAAAGCAAATAACGTTGTTGGATTTCCCTTATAATGAGAACTGTTACTTTGACTTATGCTGACACTAAATACAGGTGGACGTTCGCCTGATACACTTGAATACTGCACGACACCATATACTGGACGGCCTTGATTGAACGATATGAATCGTCCGCCATTCTTACTAGCTATATCCTCGTTCGCTCCACTAACATTATCTTGCACCAGATCGTTGCCAAACCCATTCATGCCCCAACCAGCTCTCATGTTTAGTGTGATTTTAAAACGCTCTTGCGCTATGCGTTGGATGGCGTCAACTTCATTTTGTCCCATATTTTGCCCGGAGAATGCATAATAATCGTTGTCCATAGCGCCGGAAATCCATCGCAAGAAAATCAGCGTCTTATCCCACGAATATCCTGCCGGTAATTCAATCTTATCGCCACTGCTGACATCTAGGCGTTTTACATACACGGGCTTTAACTGTTGACCTTCGGCGTAGACACTATTGGCATCAATTCGGGACCCCGTAATATTTACCCCATAAATATTACCTTGTGCATCTACTTTAAAGGTGCCTGATTCGTTTTGGATTTCAGTGCCAATTAACTTACCGCCTCTGAGCGTGCCTCCGATATATGCAGATAAAGCAGATAAACTATCCACTTTCAATTTATCAGCAGTTATTGAATTCGCCTGTAGCATCTTATTCGTGATGATATTTCCATCTATGAGAGTATCACCAGTAATATGAATTAATTTACCATCAATCTTAACGCCACCTTCATAAAGGTTTATTCTTGATAGAATAGCATTCCCATCTAATGCTTTAAGACCTTTTGTAACTTTAAGGTCAATGCCGTCATCAAGTTGAGATATTTTTGTTTCTACGTCTTTGCGTAGGTTTTTAACTGTAACACTATACTCTTCAGATATTTTATTAAATTCTGCACTTAACTCATTAACACGTTTATCAAACTCGGCTAACCCCAGCGACTCTCTATCTAGCATTTCTTTAGGGATGGTAGCTTTAATTGTCACCATTTGCTCATCGAGTTTACCCTCTCCGAACACATCGACAAACGCACACCGGACCGTGTACACTCCTGGCTCGTTGGAATACGTAAGCATGGTGCTTGTCGTTTCCAAATCGTCCGTTCTGGTATCGCCTACAATGTGGCATCGAATAGCATAGGCCTGCGCAGGCTTAGCTGAGAAGTATAAGTTAATGCCATTAATGGTACTTTTAACTACAACGTCAGGCTTGTCGAGTTGCGGCAAGTTGTAATCATATCGAGCCGGTGTTGAATACTTACCTAGTGTGCTTTTGGCAAATAGGTATATCGTATCTGCACGTTTAGTTAACGTGAGCGTTGCAATAGTCCCCTTTACCCTAGCCAATAATGCCGTAGAGTCATTGCCCGGGTTATTGTCGGTGCGGAGTTCATAGTAATCCACATCCGCATTAAGAACTTCATTCCATTTCGCCTTTGCCTCACGGTCAAAGGACATCGTGAAGTTCTTAGGCATATCCGGGACAGCATCCATCGGCTTGACTTCGACATCGACCATTTGAGCCGTTTCCGCTCGATTGCCGAATCGGTCAACAGATATCGCTTTAATCCGATATGTCTCGCCCGGGCCTAATGCCTTAATGATCACTTGGCTGGTGCTACTACCAGCATATTGCCATTCTTGGCCAGATATCGGCTTACCACTTTTAGCGGTTAGCATATACCACACCTCTGCCACATCGAAGTTAGCCGGATTAGCAGGCGGATCAAATAGTACTTGCAAATCATAGTACACGCTCTTATCTGCAGTCTGGTTATATCGACTGAGTACGTGCAAATTTTGCACATCCTCCGGTGCTTGCATTTTAGGTATGTTAATTAATTTCGTAACGCCTGTAGTCAACTGCCCTAAATCGTTAATTGCTTGAACGCGCACCTCATAATTGGCACCTAACAATACATCTGTTATCGTAGTTCCGTTGGCAGATGAAGGAAAATTCCCAACATATGTCCAGGTATCACTTTTAGTGTTTCGGAAATTCACAACCACGTTTGTCACTTTACCGTCACGTGGTAGCTGCCATGTTACGGCAATGCGAGAATACATAATACCGTTTGCGCCGTACACATCACTCACGAGTCCGATATCTTGGATATCAGATGCGCTGTGATTAGCATAATTGATAGTTGGGATATGTCCATCATCTGCAGCGTATAATTCTGGGTAATACTCCATGCATTGGATTTTACGTGTCATTTCAGAATGCCCTTCAGTAATGGCGAGTACTCTAAACGGTTTGGCTGCTTTGGAAATCTCACCAAATGCATATATACGATCCTTTTGCACCGGTATAGTTTCTTGGACTATAACGTTCGCACCGGATACGTTGACTACATTGTAGGTTGTTACCGCATCCGTAGTATTGCTACGCACTAATAACTGGTACTGCTTACCTGGTTGTGCTGTAACTTCCTTATCGAGTGTAATTGTTTGTCCGTTAACGGCAACCACTCGGCCACCTTCGCCCCATTCAGGGACGTCATGCTGCACGAGGATAATATCACCTACCGTACAAGCTATTGCATCGGTGAAAGCCTCAAACGTTACCGTCCGTACTTCGTACTTATTACATCTGAGATAATGCTTGCCATGTCGATAGGCTTGTTCCAAGCTAGTACATCCCATGAGCTCGATTTGAGCCGGATTGGTAAGTGAGTTAGATTCATCGTATGTATCACCGTACACCGGAATCACATCACGTTCATAATCCTTATCTTTGTTAATGAACGATAGCTCAATCGAATTAGCCCTAGCCTCTACGCCTTGAAATTCTTCTGTAAAGCTACCGTATTTAATGTTGGCCACGGTAAACAGTTGTACCGGAGAGGATTGATAATCACTTACGCAAGTGAATCGTGTTCCTGCAGGAATGACTTTGCCACGTCCTACCGTTTCAGGATATTTGAGCGCATCCCATAAGCGAGTAGCTGAATCATAGATGTAGTTAAATGTGAATTTATTTAACGTACACTTTTCAGCCCAGGCATTAAAAGCATCATAATCGATGCGCCCATAGGGTTGACCAAATACAACATATTCACCGCCAATCTTACGGCATATGTGCAAGAGATCGTACGCCGCCCATGCCGGATTATCGGCCGGCTTTTCTTCGTATTGGTTATTGTACGGATTAAATACCCATACCTTATCACGTTCTTGAATCCAGGACACATCTGGATCAGAACCACTTAACTGGGATGTAGCGAGTGCCTTAATTCCTATAAGTGCTTTACCGGGATGCACGAAATCGTCATAGATAATCTGAGTTAGCTGTGTCCAATATACCTTATTAACGTGACGTAGGCTTGTACCGTCCTTACCGGAGCAGCGCATACGGACTTCGTATTTCGCCTTTTCAAGATTGTCAAACCTAAACACACGATAAAAGGCAGAGTTCGTAGCCTCCCAAATATGGCCTGCATAATTTGAATTAGCTATATCTCGATTAGATTTATCGATGAAAAACCATTGTTTCGGTTTCTTCTTAACGTGGCCAGATAGGCCCTTATTATTAGATAAGGGTAAAGACTGCCATTCTTGCGTTCCTACTTTGCGAATTTCAGCATCAACAGTAACAGAGGTTTTATCCATGCCGCCACTATCGTTAGAGTAATACAACCCGTTAGGGAATCCGATTGTTAGCTCAATGGCATCGCAAGCGTCGCCCTGTACTTGTTGTACGCTCCATTCGCTTTTAAGTTCATAGTTTAAACCCTGGTCCGCAAAGTTATCATTGAAGTTAGGGATGACACTCTGATCATTGGTGCCTAGCCTAATATCGACTTGCACATCTTTATAATTAGAGATTGGGTTAGAATTAATACGAATATCCTCAATCTTAGATAGCTCGCCCTCACCGGCACAATATAGCAAGTTAAGATACTGCTTATCCCCATCACTAATTACGTGTCGAGATAGCAACATGCCTGCCGATTTCATGCGTCCGTATGTCACGGCGAGTGGATATCCTTGCCCGGTTACAGTCTTAGTGCCACCCCATCCATAAGTGGTGGACTGCTCGGAATTAGACCGGTCGACTTTAGGTGCTGTCAATTTAGATATTACAGCGTTCCCAATCATACCTACCGCCATTGACAGGACTGTTCGCCAGATTAGACTTTGGATGCCAAATATAGCACCGGATGCGATACCACCTGTAAATACGGCCATACCGATTGATAGTAATACACCAAAGAACTTACCTTCAATCTTAGGCATAGCCACGATATAGTCATCATCATTAACAATCGTATCGATAGTTACTTCGTGTCCGTTAATTGAATACACCCATTCACCTTGAGCCTTATGGTAGTAACTTACCGACTTACCTTTCTTAAACGGCATATATTGAGTTTCATGTTGTTCCGGTTTAAACGGATTTTTGACGATGATTACATTAACCATTCGTGTCTCCTTTCCACCTGTATATATGCCTTAACCGAGGCACGTATTTTGAAATGTGTTCGATACACACCCCTGACTTTTGCGTTGCATGGATGAAATTTCCTGCCCCTATATAAACCCCTACATGGTCAAGTTCCTTGCCATACAGCGCAAATACAAGAACGTTCATTTCACCTGGTTCTCGTATTTCCTGCCAATCTCCCATTTGTACGTCGGTATAATTGGGAAGTTCGATACCAGAGCGCCGATATACCTCGGCCACCAATTCCCAGCATTTCATCTGTTCAAAAGGTGTGCCAAGCAAATCAGTAAAGTCATTTGTTGGATGCATAAAGTCCCCCTTGCGGAATAGTAGGTTCTCCGCCGAACCTTGTACTATTCCCTAGTTCTCTGCATCGTGCTAGTGTCTTATTACATTCACCAGCATCGCCCTTATATCCGCATTGAACGCCTTTGAATTTAAACGGGCAGAAATCTTTCATAACGCGGATCAGCGGGAACCGACGATTAAAGCTGAAATCTGTTCCGAGTGTAAACTCCATCCACTCCGCATTAGCCTGCGCACCTGTAATCACAAAATGCTCTTCCAGTTCGCACACATCCGGAATTGAAGTATTCACGATTCGAATAATGACATCCGCACCTGTGAATCCTTTGTTAGTTTCGGACATACGTTGGATAGTCCGAGTCACATTAGACACCGATAATTTCACATTTGGCAGGTCCGTTTGGTTCTTATTGACGTCTGCTAAATGGAAAGGAAAGGCTATATATGTGTTCCCCTTGAATTGGATATTTTCCGTATTATTAACGAGTCGAACCGTTTCTTTGTTGTAAGTAATATCTAACAACATGAGCCACACGCCTGTAGCACTGATTTGGTTTTTCTCAATCATAGATGCGGTTGATAATGGTAGCATATCAAGCCTCCTGTAATTTAACAGTACCTGTCCAAACGCCGTAGTCATTCGCTGCAAAGTCTAATTGATCAGCAAATCGAACATGAAGCGTTTCACGGGTTTCTGGATGAATCCAATCAAAGATACCGGAGCAGTTGACCTCATCGAAGAATGCCTTCAATCGTTGATACTCAGCTGTTGGCAACTTGTACCCTACGGAATAAGTCCGCAGGGTTTTAGTTGTTTTCTTGCGAGTAATTAACGTCATATTCTCGACTTGGCCTTTGTAGGTTACGTCCGGCGTAGTTTCCTGGATTGGATATATTGGATATCGTATTTCTGGAAATGTAGCCATAATTAAGTTGCGGCCGCCCTGATGGCGTCTCGCACACCTCCTTTATTTGTGTTAGCTGCACGGACCATTACATCGATGATGTAATTCTCACCATCGAACCGAGAGTTCTGTTGTTTACTTTCGAGTTCTTGACCAGACTGATTGACGATATTAACAACTACATTGTTGCTTGTAGCGCCACCTACCAATCTACGAGTTTCACTTGCCGTATAAATGCGGTGGGATCCAGAGGACTGTAATAGTTCCGGTCCGTTTTCACCAACCAGCATAAGCCCTGGATTCGTTTTCCCTCCGGCGGCAAATCGATTACCGGTAAATGCAGAACTAAACGAACCACCACCGGCAAAGGACGACGTTCCTTTTGCGGCACCTAGTGAACCGATACCGCCTACTGCTCTGCCAAATAGATCTTGCAACTTAGGCATGACGTATTGTTGGAACGTCAACTGAATCATCATCTTAATAATGGCGTTTGTCATATCCTTGAATATGTCCTTAATGCCTTTACTAAACGATTTCGTTCCCGTTGCCATAGCCTCGAGATTATTTGTCCATGCTGAATTGATAGAGCTCATCGTACTGTCAAAAGTCGATTTAGCTAAATCAGCATAATTGGTAGTCTCTTGCTTATATTGGCGTGCGGCTTCTTGTAGGCTTGTTTTAAGACTACGTCCAGCCAGCTCCCATAGTTTTTGCTGGGACTCTAATAGGTTCTTTTCAATCTGCAGTCTTTGCGTAGCCGTTAACTGGGCCTCCTTGACTTCACTCCGTGCATAGTCAATATAGGTCTTTAACTCTTCAGCAAGTAGCGCGTCCGCATCACTACGAGATAAACGCCCAAGCGCAACCATATTGGTTAAGTGGTCAACGGTTTCACTTGTTTGAGTATATGCTAACTCTCTGATTTTTTGCTCAGTATCAGATGCTAATTTTAAACGCTCTGCTTGAGCTTTCTTTTCAGCGAGTTCCTTATCGCCTACCGCTTTTGTGTACTCACGGACGTTATCATCAATCTGCGCTTTTTGTGCTTCAGCCTCAGCTTTGAGTAATTGCAAGCGGTCGCCTGTACGTTCAAGATCGAGTTTTTTAATATCCTCGTTCATCTTACGAACACGGATAGTCTGATTTCGTTGTGCTTCAGCTAATCGCTTTTGATACAACTCTTCATTCTTGGCTCTAACTTGAGCGGTTAGATTTGACTCAGCAAGCTTCTTAGCATTCTCTGCGCTACCTGCTGAATCAGCAGCAGCACTCGAAGCAACCCCTGCTAGTAAGCTGGTATCAACATACCCTGTAATAGCGCCAAAATCACTTGATACGCTCGGTTTGCTAACTACACCAGTACTGGAATTAGCACCAGTATATCCGCCGTTTCCGTCACTAATGACAATATGATTATCACCAAGTACAACCACACCATCTCCGGCTTTAGGAACATATCCATCGCCCTCATCATGCCAGGCACCAGCGGCTCTTGCTGCGTCCATAATAGATGGAACATATCGAGGTACATCCTTACCGAATGCTTGGAGTACAGAGTCGGAAAATAGCTTACCGCAATCTGTTGCCCATGTACCATCTGCGCCTAACTCGTATGCCTTACCGAGTTGCTCATTAGCTGCATCCAGTACGCTTACGGCTTCACCAGTAACGCCTCCGCTCAATCCAGAGACAGAACGGATAATATCTCGGATGTTCTTATTGTTAGCCTCATACTGGTTCTTAGCAGTTAGCTTATCAATTTCGTATTGACTGCCGTCAATTTGTAGGCTTTGTAAAGTAAGTGACCGATACAAATCGGCCATGCGTTCCACTGCACTCGTCAACTTTTCAGCCGCTTGTTGGGCTTTCTTAGCAGCCTGTTCTTGAGCTTTGGCCGCTTTCGCTGCCTCTTCATTCGCCTTATTAATAGCCTCGGTATTCGTTAATCCGCCATTAGCGATTGCTTGCTTTGCTTTTTCGAGCTCTTCTTCAGTCTCTTTTTGTTTGACTTCATGGGCGTGTTTAAGGGCTAATAAGGAATCGATCTCTGCCCCTTCTGCTTTTGTGGCCATGCGATCGTTTTTTATTAGTCCGAATAAAGCAGAATCTTCAACCCAATACCTTGTATCATGCGATGCTTTAAATTCCTTAGCCAACCCGGATGTGGAATTCGTATTCTTATGAATTTTACTTCCTCTGAGTTCCACACCTAAATCGGACCCGGATGTTTTTTCATTGTAACGAAAATCGAGTAACGCTTTCCCTGCAAGTCCAATTACTGTAGCCAATGTTACCCATGGCCCCGCAGCGGCAAGCGTAGCTATTTTCATAAATCCGAGTGCACTGGTTAGTGACCTCATGACTATGATTACTGCCCCAGCTTCTGCACCGAATTTAACAATTCCACCGATAGCTTCCTTTTGCTCGGCTGTCATTGACTCGAATTCTTTAGCTACATCTAATATGCCTTTTGCGTAGTCATTAAACACAGGAACTAACTCATGGCCGATGGATACTGCAAGTCTTTTTCCGGTATTTTCTAAATCCTTCAATTCCCGATTTAGCTTTGCGGATTTAGCTGCAGTCTCATCGTCGATGATAAGCCCCATTGCTTTGGCACGTTCAGCCACTTTGTCCATCTGCTCAGCGGACATGTTAAGCATGGCGTGCATTTGATACCCGGTACGTCCAAAGAGTTCCATTTCGACACGAGTCTTTTCAGCGCCATCTTTCATGCCCCTTAGACGTTCCTGTATCATCTTAAACACTTCAACGGTATTCTTACCTTGAATCTGTTCAAGTGTGTAGCCTAATTTACTAAATATATCAGTACCTAGCTTTCCCTCTGCCCGAGCGACTTCCATTTTCTCTTTGGCCGCTCCGACGTTTTTTGAAAACTTAGCAAATGCACCTGCACTATCCTCCATAGCAATACCCATGTAATTAGCTACTGCCAATAGTTCACTGGTTTCTTTTGCCGTAGCACCAGTGATGCCGGATAATTTCTTAACGGCTACATCCCATTGAATAGCCTCTTTGGCTAATTTGGCACCGATGCCTACAACACCGACACCGGCACCTATCGCCATGAGGTCATTCTTCATTTTGCCAAGGGCGGATTTGGCGCCTTCGGCACTAGCTGTAATTTTCTTGAGTCCAGCTTCCGTATTTTTATCTGTCAGCTGAACGACAATATCAATTAAATTATTGGCCATTCTTGTGCGCCACCTCCAACTCTTTAGCTTCCAAGATTACAAGCAAATCGATAAGGTGCGGTAGTGGCTCAATGCCGTAAGCCTTTGCCACTTCTAATACCGCTGGCATATCGAAACCTGCAATACCGCCTGAATGCCATCGTCGTTGCATACGACTAGCGTTGTATACTCGCATTGCTTGTCTCGTTCCATCTAATTGATGCGGGGAATTAAACTCACACTCCGAACAGTCAAAATGCTGTTTAGTCTCTCGTTGCATCTTGATACAATCAGAGCAATATTTCGGCTTATCGGAGTTGAGCCAACTCCACGCATCAATTAGTTTTTTTCGATTTCAGCCTTTTTTTCGTGCGTAAAACGCATCGTATCAAGCGCAACTTCCATAAGATCATTGTCTGGTGCTGCGTTGATTTCATCTTCAGTTAGACCGTAGATGTGCTGCATAATCCATTGCGCAAGCTCACGGGAACGTAATAGGCGTTCTGTATCCGGTGCTTCTTCCGGAACTGGGGTATACAATGGGTCTAAACCAGATTTAATTAATTCACCACGTTCAGCGAATGTTAAGCCTCTTACTTTGATATCTTCAAATGCCATGTTGGCACCTCCTAGTATTGTTCTTGATTATTAACTAATGTAATGATGGATGCGGAACGACCAGCATCTGCACGATAGTATGCCTTGAACGGCAATTCAATATTGACGCCACGCGGACCGTCGATGCCCGGAGATTGTCGTTCGTACACAAGTTCAGGCAACTTGAATGTAAGCGACCAGTCATCTTGTTCAAGTCGCAATTCCAAGCTAGATTCTGTGCCGTTAACCGCTTTATTCAAGAGGTCCTTATTTTGGAAGAATGCTTTAATCGTTCCGGAGATCGAAACAATACCTGGGTCGATATACGTTCTAAAACCTTTACCACCGATAGCGTAAGAGTCGCCGTCCAAGCCAAAATCAAAGTTGATATCACAACTTATGATATTGGCCACAGTGACGCCGCCTTCTTTAATTGTTGCGTTTAGATTTTGGAATGGTAGGAAATTAACTGCTTTTGCTGCAGCATCAAATGTAGTGGCCGCTAATGTTTCCTTACACCCCATCACATCAACGGACGCAGTCAATTCAGCGTCGCCGCCGAATTTAAAGCCTAATTTGCTAACTCGTGCGCCTGCGAATTGTTGGAATACGTTAACATCAGGATAGCCCTGTTCAATAGTTAACGACGGCATCGTATTACCGATTTTAAACACATGCTCAGACTTCTTATTTGGCGCTTGGCCAGTTGTATTAGAAGTCGGTTGACCAAATGCAGCTTTTAACCAGTATCCGATGTCGATTACACCAACAGGTACGGTTAAACTACCGGACGTGTCGATGTTGCCACGGAATGGCGCTGCTGGATTACGATCACCACGGATTACTGTGGAGTCGTTTAAGTTCTGGCTAGCTTTTACAGAACTAGAAATAATCGGAGTGATGACACCGCCAGTAGTTGGCGTTGTACCAAAATCCGCCTCAAACGCAATCGCCACATGGGACTGAGAGCCCTGTGCACGTTTTGCTGTTGCCATATGCATTTCCTCCTTTAATATTCAACAACCCCGCCAATTACATGCGGGATTTCTATAGTAGCTGTTAAACGTCCAGTAAACACTGGGCGCCAATTCATTGAGTCTAATTCATAGTCAATGTCGATTACTGGGAATGCCGGATTTACCTTACAAATGCATTCGATGATTAACTGTCCTAGGTTATCCGATTCTAGCGCTCCATCGTATCGAATAATATTCTTAACACGAGTTGCACCTTTATGGACAATACCCCATACAATCATTAACGAGTATGTGTAGGTATCGGCAAGCCCTTCATTTTTATTACTCGGTAGTAATATGATGCACGGGCAATCTTCTTCAAGCGGTGCTTCGACATCGTCATAGCCGACATACAGTTGCGCCGGCTTTCCGTATTTGTCATTGCAAAATTTAGTCAACGCTTCATCGTTCGCTAGGGCCTCGGCCCAACGTTCAACGATGCGCGACAGTGGAATTGTTTGTTGCATCAAATCACCTTACCTTGTAGTTACGTCGAGATGCTGATTGTGCTGCCGGTCCATATATAGCGTAATCACCTATCTTACCCTCAATATAAGGTTTAAGCTTAGGCTGTAGCACAGCTTTCATAGGACCATAAGTATGACGTGGCTGAATTTTGAACATCGATTTTCCTTTTGGTAACGGTACACCGGCAGCAAATAACTTCTTGCGCATAGGCTCTGTAATCTGCTTGGTGTAACCTTCCTCGATGCGTTCGCCTAACCGTTTAGCCGAATTAGATAACCACCCAACTCGGACGGATTGCTTGCCTTTGTCATATTGATATCCGACTGCATTCGATAGCTTACCTAGAGGACTGTACCCGATTGTCCTAGCACTAATGCCCATATCAAGTAAGGCATTTCGCGATTTCGAGCCCCAGGCTTCTCGTTCTGCACGTCCTCCGCTTTGGTAAGCTTTACGAAGTTTAGCCCCGAATGCTGACTCAAATGCGGCCCGTCGAGCCGGTGCCATGAAGCTAGGATATTTACGTCCACCAGGTGCACCCGACCGAATGCCCTGCTTAATTTCCTTTTGCATCATCCAACCTGTGGATTTTAACGCTTTACGCATCCAGTCCGGTTTAGTTTCTGCGATGAAATTTAGATACGGAGTGGCTGTGTCTGTAATCGTAATAGGTTCATTACTCATTACGGTCTCACCGCCCTCACGTTGTGGACGATTTCCAAACAATACATCGTGCCGTCAAAATTTGAAATGTGATCAACGTACCATTTAGCACCATTGATATACACCTCGTCCTTTGATCGAGGTTCGGGAACATCCTTAGCACGCACCCAAACTTGAGCCTTATCGGCTAGCGCTTTATCAACGAATCCAGAACCTTTGCCGTCATATTCGCCAATTTCTACGCTCGCTTTGATATCTTGGCCTTTATATGTAATTCGTTCACCGAATACAGAAAGCAGTGCATTAGGCTTATATCCTAATTTCATAGTGCATTACCTCCTATGGAGTAGGCGGGCATATGCCCGCCTTACATTACTTTTCTACATTAGGCCAAAGAGCCACATCAACGGTCTTAGCGCTTGCAGATTTTGCAGAAATGGCAATGCCCAATACTGGATTTGTGTCTGTTTTAGTTGCACGCTTTTGCGTTTTGTCAAAATACACAACATCGCCTACTGCGAATGCATCTATCAAAACCGCATCAACTGTAAAACATCCTGTGACCTTAACCGCACCGATTGCACCAGGAGCAATATCAGTAATTGCCACGCCGTGCATTTTGCCGACAGGGACAATGTCCCCTACGGCAATCATATCGGATGCTGTATTTTTAAAATCGACGCGGTCTAGTTCTTGAATGAATTTAGCCATATCTAGTTACCTCCTAAATCAATTACTAATTATTTACCAGGGTTTTTATACAAACCGCGGAAGTCGAGAGCTGTTGCGTTGCAATCGATTGCTACTTTGTACTTAATACCATCAACTTCGAAGCCCGTTTGTGATTCGATTCGAGGCGTTTCAACACCATTTAAGTACGTTACTTCGATAGTTTGAACATCTGTAGGATGAGATGCCAAATACCATGCATGTGGATCCGTTAATGCCGCATCTACGACGATAGTAAACCGACCACCAAATGGGTTGACTGTCTCATTACTACGAGCAGGGTCTACCGTAGATTTAACTACTTGATAAGCCAATGCTTCGAGCTCTGGTGGAATAATCAAATATGTAGGTGCGATGTTCAAATTGCGATTTTCGCCAATATGCTTTTGACGACGCATAGCTGCTACGCCTGCAGATAAAGATACAACACTTAACTCAGAACCTGTAGCTGCCAAGTTTTTACGTTCCGCGCTAAACAAGGCTTTTCCGTCTTCTAGCACTGTATTACCGCTTAAAAGATCATATACCATGTTATTGATTTTATTTTTTGCAGCACGACCAAATTTAGACGAAATATCATTAAATACACCCAAATCGTCATTAATAATAGCTTGTCGAGTCAAGCTGAATGTACGACCGAATGTAAATACGCTAACATTCGTACCCGCTTCTTGCATTTGGGAATCCTTGAACTGACCGCCCTCTGGTACAAATTTCAATTCAGCTGCTTCAGAAAGCAAAATACGTTTTGCCGGTTTAAAGTCACGGTTACTACCTTTTCCCGCCCAAGTGGCAAATGTAGTTGGCGCGGTTTCATACCCTTGCATCAAAGCTTTATTTGCCACATTAGACAACGCAATTGGGAAAGAGGATGTAGAGTTAATAGCTTCACGTGCCAATTCCAATCGGTCAGAGTAGTTAACGGTTATACCCTCACGAACCAAAGACTCGCGAGCTAATTCCATCAAGGACATAGAACGGAGTTCATTTGCGCCTGGTGCAGGATTTGCAACGGGGATGCCAATAGACATCATCAAAGCGTCCTGCATAGCCATGCGGAACTTATCAGAATCTGCTTCACCGACTTTAACAGATACTGGTTTATTTCTTTCACGCAACGCATCCATTACAACCTCACGAACTTCGGCAACAGATTTACCGGATTTGATGAATTCATCTACACCGTCAACTTCGAAATCACGGCATAGGCTAGTGATTGTGGATACACGTTCACGTTCTGCCGCAATCAATTTTTTAGCGTCATCCGCATTAAAACCTTTAACTCCGGACTCTGGTACTTCCGGTACTACTTGTGGCACGTTTTGCTCAGTGCCTTTTGCTTTTGCATCACCTTTCATAGGTTCCTCCTCATTATCATCTACACTTCTACCTACCCCTACACTTGGATCTGCAGGGACGGACACAATACTAATTTCCAATGGTTCCCAGTCTGTGATTACATAACCCGGACCAGTAAATCGGCCGTTGGAGCTTTTGGAATCGGAATCAATTAATTCCTCGTATCGGCTTATGGAATATCCGACACTCACGCCTTGTAGCGTGCCTTTTAACACTTTTTGATAAATCTTTTCAGATTCATCGTCCTCGTCGAATTTAACGATCGCTTTGCCGCGATTGTCTTCAATCCACACATTCTCGATGTGTCCGACTACGGCATCACGGTCGTGATTGAATAACACCGTACCCAAACCACTATTAAAGCGGTCTAGGTTAATGCATCCGTCGTCATGACACAATATCTCTGTTCCGAACCATCTTTCATATGGCTCTTCAGAGGAGAAGGACAATTCGACGGTACGATCATCGTTCGCTTCGATATTTGTGATTTGCGCCTCTCGGGCATACTTACCTAAGAGCTGCTTCTTTGCAAATTTCCCCACTAGCTATCATCTCCTTTCATATCAGTGGCGTTATCATCCGCTAGATTCGTTATGTCCCCATTCATATCAAGGGCAACACCCAATTCCTTGATGCGGTCCTGTTCCAGCTTCCGCTGTTCAAGCACTTCTTCCCAGTCTTTACCAGATGCACTACATACGTCCTCGAGCGTTGTGAGTCCTGCTTTAATAGCTTCCTTGTTAGCATTAACTTCCTTAACAGGGTCAATCCAAGACCAGCCTGGAGCTAACCACGCTACTTTCTTATAAAGTTTTGGGTTCGCTGCATAGTCATTGGCCGGGATAATCCCCTTTAGGTAGCATGCTTCAATGAAAGCCCGCCATACAGGCATGCAAAAATGCTCAATTATAAAACGCTGCATCTGCTTGAATGATTGCTGGTCCTCCAGCATATTCTGCCGAGCTGCGGAGAAGTTACCACTAATATTGCGCGTCACTATGTCCGCGCTTAGACCCATACCTGACGCTATGCGTCTTGTTTGGGTCGCCGAATATTCTGATGCGGTTCCTGCGTTTCGTTTAGGTTCCGCAAATGAAATTGATTCACCTGCACGTAGATGTTGGATAATCCCTGGCGCCATTGAACGAACTTTCTTGCCTTTACTATCAATCTTATTCGCAACCATCGGGTTACCCCCAGTATTACTTGTTACGAACGCGCCGAAACATGCGGCTACACGAGCCGCTATAAGGTCGGCATCCATGTATTCATCTACGTCATGAATACGCTTTAATACGAGGGCTAACATACTAACCCCGCGCAGTTCACTAGGTCTGCGAGGCTTATGTAATAGAAAAGCCCTATTACTTGGCAGCCTTGCCTCGTTAAACGACCGTATTCCTAATGGATCTGTTTGGAATACGTGATATGCTATTGGTCTTCCATATTTATTAACTTCCACGCCATTAACAATACTGTTGCCATTCTCGCTTACCGATACGGCTCCGATATTCTCGCCCTCGATAAGCTGTAATGATAATGGTATATCTGCACCTTCGGAGGTCATATTAACTAGGATTTCCCCGTCATATACCATTCGGCGCAGAGCCATTTCTTGCAACTCGTAGAACGTAGATATTCCTCGGATATCCGCGTTTTCCTTATCCACCCAGTCCGCCCAAGCTTCCTCAATTTTCTTATTGAGTCTTTCATTCAGCTTTCCTGCGCGGGTCTTAATTTTGCACTGTGGCTTTATTCCGGTACCTACTACATTCCGTAATAACGCCAAAACGACACTCTCAGCAAGATCACTATTAAGTTCTGCTGCACGTGCACGACCTCGAATCAAATCACGTTGACCAGATGCCACCTGTTCAGCTGTGCCAAATACAGGCATCCAGTCGCCGCTTAATCGGTCTGTTGACGCCGCATCATATCCACGTTCAAGCGAACTACGAAAATATGCTCTACGGGCAGCGCGCTCTGGATTGAAATAAGCTATTACCTTATCAAGTATGTTCATCGTCGCTCCCATGACACGTAGGATGTCGTGCTATTACATTCCTCATCATCAACGCGAGCCATTAACTCACGTTCACGAGCATATAATGTCGGCAGGTCATGCGTCTTAAATCGCTTACCACCTACAGACATCTCAGCGTATCCGTTCGTCTCAATTTCCTCGATTATCGTTCGAATACGATCCAAGTCTTCTCTTGCGCTCATGGTCTCACCTCCTCCTTAGCTAAACCAACCTCGGCTATCTGCATTAAAGTCTTCATCATCCGTATCTTCGTCCTCCTCATCGGTATCCAGATTATATTCGGGTAAGTATTTAACACCTACCGAGTCCGCCACCATGGCGTTGTATACACACGTATCCAACAAGTGATTTGTTGGATGACTGGTTAATGGTTTCCATTGCACAGTTACTGCCCCCGTCTTCACGTTTCGGATTTCTTGCTTTTCCTCCGACCGAAGGTGCTCCGAATATTCCTCTGGACAATCCTTAAATAAATGGATTGTGCCAGGCTCATTAGCCGGACGTACCATACGTGCAAATATAAAGTCCTTCCAGTAATCGGTATTCACTACGTACAGCTTCATACCGCCGATGACGCCCTTCTCGATGCTGCTCATCTTATAAGGCGGCGCTAGAGGACTGTGTGATGAATCACCTTTCACCGGCACGCATACTTCTGGGTACTGCGCACAATACTGATATACTTCATCTGTTCGGTAGCCACTATCGATACCGGCCCTCACAATCTTACGGGCCTCACCATACTCTGATGGATATTCTCTATCGATGAGTATCTCGGTTAAGTCTGCCCAACTACTTGCTTGACCATAATCGACTAAGTAACTTGATACACCATGAGCGTAGGCTCTAACCTCCCACCAGAAATGATCTTGCTGCACATCGACAGATGCGATAAGTAGTGGTGCATGCTGTGGCACAACACCGCGAGGAACTTCTGATTGTGTAAACACGAGATTTTGTGTGCTTTTAGTTTTCGCAGATTTCCAAGGCTCCGCTAGCCACGAGTTGATAAAGTTCATCAACTCGCTTGGCTTATCCTTTGATTTAACAAACTCATACGCTACATCCCCGAAGGTGACCCATGGAGAATATAGAGATGATAGATGATAGGCGACCGACCGGACGACTCGAACTTGCGATTCATTCACCGCCCGCCATTCACCTTGCCGGAGCATATCCATCTTATGCTTATCATCAATACGGTGCTTACAATGTTCGCACTCATAATATGCGGTATCACGTATCATATCCGCATTGCCATGGTGTTCTTCCGGCCATTTTATCTGTTTGAATTTGAGGGTCTGCGACACCCCGCAATGCGGACATGGCACGTAATACTGCTTACGTTCATTTGCGTCCATATATGACTGCCAAATATTGCCACTTTCAATCGTAGGAGTTGACACCCTTACAATCTTCTTATCAACGAATGTCTTGGTACGTTCCTCAGCCAGCTTAATCGGATTCGCTTCCTTACCGGAGAAAGCTGGGTACTTATCAATTTCATCGAAGAATAAGTACTTAATTGACCGACTTGACAAGCTACTTGGTGAGTTCGCCCCGACAAGCACCATGTAGTTCCCATTAACGAAGTCTAACTCTAGCAGCTTACTGCCTTCGTCATATATATTCGCAAGCGGCTCTACGCTCCTAATCATCGGTTGCACACGTTTATCACTAGCGAATTTCGCGATAGTATCCGTTGGATACACCATCATGACTGGTGATGCTGTTTGATGTAACGCATATCCGATCATATTGAGTTCGGCTTCCGTCTTACCTATCTGCGCCCCGAAACATAACGAGATGCTTTCAATAAGAGGGTCCGTAAATTTGTCCATAAGTTCCTTGAGATAAGGTGTCCGCGCTGTACGCCATCGTCCAGGTTCAGCAGATATATTAGTCAGTACCCTGTACTTATCTGCCCATTCCGAAACGGTGTATCTTTCAGGTGGCTTGAATGCTTCCAGTTCCTCGGGGAACCAGTCAACCTTTGGTCTTTGCTTTTCCCGCGGCTTTGACTTTCGGCGTGTACTCGCCTTCGCGTGCGTAGCTTTCAAGGTATTCTTCGACAAGGCCATTCACCACCTTTTCTACACGAGCACGTTCCTCAGGATCCGTGAATTCACTTCCGATACGCTTACCTAATTTGGTAAACGATGTTTTTAATTCCAATATTCGGTTAGCCCATGCCTGCGCCACATCAGCACGAGGGACATATTCGCCATTTAGCACATCTAGCATTTTCTTTTCACGCGCAGCCTTTGCTTCCTTATAATCAGCTTCGGCTTCTAGCTTACGAGTTGATGCGGATTTGCTTTTAGCGTTATCGCCTTTAGCCTGTCCTAAATACACGAGGACTTCCCGGAGATTCCACCAACCTACAGAGGCTTTAGGCATCCCTGCTTTATGATGTCGAGAAATAATTTCCGGAGTGACCCGCAAGAGGTCACATAGTTGAGTGCTTGATACGAGCAGATTGCCTGAAGCATCAAATTTCACTCTTGGTTTTGTGTCCGCCATAGGTGTACTCCTTTCTTAAATCGTCTTTCTACATTCAACAGGAAAATTTTTCTCACAGAGAGAGGACCATCGCGCGGGGGCGACCAGCGGCCATTTTATGTCTCAGGAGTACCTTTTCCCAATTTTCATTTTCTCAATTACAATCGGTATTGATAATGTAAATTTGGACAACAAAAAAGCACCCGTTAAAGGGTGCTAGACTACCGCCTATCTCTGTAAGTAAAAAGGACGCCAAACATATCTGGCGTCCTTTTCTTGTGGATATTCTGTGAAGTTTCCCAACTTTCACACCTACAGTATACCACACTTTGATGTACTGTTTTGTATCGTTTTGTACTGAAATGTATCGACTTTTACATCATAGAACGAATGTACCCTACTTCAGTTAGTGCTCGGTCGTGCAATTCTCCGCGTACTCTAGCCTCGCTATATCCTAAAATATCAGCCACCTCTTTCCAGCCCTTGCCTTGCGCGTATCGTTCTGTTAGTAGCATAGCCAATTCATTTGGTCGTACTTGACTGATCACGCTTCGTACTTCTGCTTTAATGGCTTTTAACCTTTCTATTTCCTTCCGCTGCAGCTCGACACATTGCTCAATACCTACTACGATATTTGATAAGTCGCTACAACTACCTCCGGATACCCTGTCCTTGCTATAATCGGTAGCTGACAGAGTATCCGCTCTACGTTCTATTTGTGCTTCGATGTCACGATTGATGGAGTCAATCCTATCATCAATCCGTAATATCTGAAGCATGTACTCTTTATCGGTCATTCACGAGTCCCCTTATTTCCACCACTAATTACTAACTCCTTTTTCAAGTGTACGGATATATCGATTGAGATACCATTGTGCTTTTTTTAGGTCCTCTACTTTATCGCCTTTGAACCCCGCACGCGCTACGTACTTCACTACATTTCCTAAATGGTATGGTAATTGTTGATCTTCGATGAAATCGATTACTTCGATATTACCACGTGTGTAATGTGAAGGGTGATTAACAACATCGTGTTCGATATTAGATATCTTAGCTGGTGTCACTACCTTTTCCTCCTTAATTGTCGCCTTGCTTGTAGCTGGCTTAGCTTCCATATGTTTAGTAATCGTAGCTATAATTTCCTGCTTGGCCACTTCTTCTTTTTGTAATTCATGGCTCACCTTCTTAAGCTTTTCCACTTTAGACTTTTTGGCGTGTTTAGCTACACATTCTGGGCAATATTTTGATGGTCGACCAGGTCTACTTGCAGGTATAGAAAATTCAATACCACAGTCTTCACACTTTATAGTTTTTAGTGTCTGTTTTACATTCAACGTAGGAGGCGTCATAACCTTCATACAATCAGGACAGTACTTTTCGTCCTTAACTAAGGTATACTTCTCGCCGCATCTGCTGCATTTTCTTTGCATAGTTCTACTCCTTATACAATTTTTATAGCTTTTTTACACTTTTAATGTATGTGCGACCATTGCAATCATATGTTACACACACGTTCATTACTTTTCGATAGATATCAACATAAGTTTCATTTTTATCACCGTTGTGTGTGACTTCAATAAATTCGTCAAAATCTCGTCCAGCTACGATCGCCTTCCAGTTTTGTAAAGTTTTACAAAACCAAACAACGAACATCCCGTTTAGGTCTCCATCAACAGCAAGATAATCAAAGTTATCTACGCCATACAATGCTTTTTGTGCCGCTTCAATTGCTTTTTCCTGTAAAGTTGAATTGTATTTCATTTTATTTTCTCCTTGTAACCGTTTTAGATTAGCCGCATGACGTTTAAAAGTTTCATGGGCTATATATTGTTTTAATTCCTCGCTAGCTGATAACTTTACAGGCGGTGGCGGGGGATTATTTGGCCTCTCATACAATCTACCAGGGGTCAGTCCTTGTACAGTCTTATACCTCGGCTTATCTATGGATTCCTTAATAGTGCCTAGAATTTGTATAATCGTGTAGCATACTATTAATACAATAATTCCCAGCACTAACATCACTAACATCACTATAAATTGATCCGTATTAATCATCCTTTCTATACAATTCTTTACGATATTTAATAGCTTCAAGTAGTGCATCTTGTCCTACTTCTTTACGCTCTAGCGCTTTCATGACTTGCTCGTCCATCGTTCCTTTGGTGACTAGATGGTGAATAATTACGGGCTGTGTTTGCCCTTGCCTGTGCAGTCTTGCGTTAGCTTGTTGATATTGTTCTAAGCTCCAAGTTAGTCCATACCATACTATGATATTTCCTCCGGCCTGGAGGTTTAAGCCATATCCTGCTGACGCGGGATGTGCTAATAACATTTGGATATTGCCTTTATTCCACTCGGCTACATCGTCATCGGTTTTTAACTCTACTGCTTTAGGAAAGGCTTCCTTAATCGCCTGCAGGTCATGCTTGAAATTGTAGAATACTAACATCGGTTTTCCTTCGTTGGTATCGACTAATTCTTTTAACCGCTCAACTTTTTCATTATGGACAATTATAGTTTCACCATCATCCGAATAAACGGACCCATTGGCTAGTTGCAATAACTTGCCTGCTAGGGCTGCTGCATTTAATGCGCTTATATCGTCATCATCGACTAAGCTAAGTACGTGATCACGTTCCATTTGTTTATAGAGTTCCCATTCTTTAGGACTCATTTCAACCGTGATTACATTTTCGATACGTTCCGGGAGATTTAGATAGTCCTTTGCTTTTAAGCTCATACAGATATCTTGCATCTTACCGAATATCGCCTTATCGCCACCTGGTAGTAGACGATAGCTGTACACGATATGTCCATTTGTTTTATCTGGTGCAAAGTATCGTAACCGATACTCAGTAAGAGTCTTACCTAATCGCTTGCCGCCATCCAGAAGGTACATTTGCGCCCATACATCCATTAACGTATTCGGTGCCGGTGTACCAGTTAAAATGACTACTCGTTTGAAGAAAGGCCTCATTTTACGCATAGCCTTAAATCGTTTAGCCTGTGGATTCTTAAATGATGAACTCTCATCAATGACAAGCATGTCAAAAGGAAATTTCCGCTTTGGTTTTTCAAAATAATAGTCATACAACCATTGCACATTCTCACGGTTCATAACGTAGATATCAGAATCGCTTTCAAGGGCTTTGATACGATCCTTTTCAGGGCCTAACACCGATGCTATTGTAAGATGACTCGTCTCACTCCATTTTTGAGTCTCCTGTGCCCAAGTTGACTCTGCTACCTTCTTAGGTGCTATAAGCAGTACTTTCTTAATGTCAAAGTAGTCATACATTAACTGTTCGATTGCAATTAATGTGGAAATGGTTTTGCCTAAACCCATGTCAAGTAACAGCCCGTAGTGCGTATGATCAATGATTCGTTGTATGGCTATTTCTTGGTATTCGTGTGGATGAAAGTTCATGTATTACCCTTTCCATGTCATCAACAAATAACTTAGCTTCTATCATTCCGGTAATCACAAATACTAACGCGCCTTGCTTACGTAATCTAGCAACTTGTATTCTTTGATTAGCCATTAATACCCCTTTTTTGGCTTTGAGTTCTACAAATATGACACTGCCACCAGGAAGTACTACTATTCGATCTGGCACACCATCATTTCCAGGTGATACGAACTTCATATATATACAACCCATTTTTTTGAGTCGAATTCCTAACCAACGTTCGATATCCTTTTCGATTATTCTCACCTCGTTCTCAATAAATAATCGGCAACACGATCGAACCTATATGAATACTGGCTTCATCGTGGTTGTGTTGCCGATATTGCCGTTTTTTTTCGTAAACATATATATACGCGTATTCGTGTTTTTTACGTGTATGTGTATGCACACCATTATTCATATATTTATTATTTTTTATTAATAGTAAATAATTGGCAACATAGGCAACAAATTGTATTTAACTTAGCGTATATCTGTGCTTTTCGTGTTGCCGATTTTGTTGCCACCCGTGTTGCCGTTGCCGATTATTTACTTTATATCAAACTTTATCAATGTATAGAGTTGTATAAAAATTATTTCGATTTTTTTTGATATTATAAAAATAGTTAATCGGCAACAAAAATCGGCAACACTAATTTTTGCGATTTTTGGCTACCATTTTGGCCGTATTTTGGAGAGTGCTATTATCCCTAATAAACGCTCTTTGCACACCGTACAATTTCCCAAATCGCATCTTCCCGACGCTCTTGGAATAAGGACTCCACCCTTTAATAGCTTGCAAAATGTCAATGATTTCTCTAGCCTTTGCGTTCTGCAGGTTCTTCCTGTCCCCCTCCATCACTTCACACCATATTTCAAGGGCACACACCCGCTCCCGCTGCACTGAACCACAATGATCGTCATCGCCGTAATTTCTGATATAATCGCGTCTATCAAAGATATCAAGCGACTCCCAGTTTTCAGGTAATAACATATCAAGGTATTCTTCAATGAGCCCTACGAGTTCGCCACCTTCTGTGTGCGATAATTGAATTCTAAGGGCTTCTTCTTCAAGTTCCCCTTCAAGAACTAATGATTCACCCTCAGACCAGTAGTAATAGGCTTCTGCCCACAATTGGTCTATGTCCTCTTTTGATAGCTCCCAAGCGTTCTTAATTTTACGGTCTTTGTCGCCTGTGACCGGCCAGAATCGGCGGTTACCGGTACGGTCCTTAAGGAACATAAGATTATTAGTAGAACCGGCGAATACACACTGGCGAGGATACTCTTCGGTGCGTCTCCCATACGGTGAGCGGAACCGGTCAGAGGTACGGCTGATAAAGGCTTTTACGATTTCGTTGTCGTTCTTATAGGTCGGTGCGAGTTCGGCTAATTCATTGATCCAGGAGCCTTGAATTTGTTCTAGGGCGTCTTTGGTTTTGATGTCAACGAGTGAGTTATTAAACCATTTACGGCCTAACCGCTCCAGGATTAACGATTTACCAAGACCTTGTGAGCCATATAATACAATCGCCGTATCGAACTTAACGCCTGGATTCATGACACGTGCTACAGCACCGCACATCCATTTACGGGTAACGGCTCTGATGTATTCGGTATCCTCTGCACCGATATAATCAATGAAGAGAGTATCGACTCTACAAGCACCGTCCCAGGTTACACTGGTTAAATACTCACGCACAGGATGGAATTTGTTATCTTGCGTTACCTCTTGGAGCGCATCATCGATGATGCCTTTGCCCTTGATCAGGTATTTTGTAGCAAAGTAGTTACGAAGGCACGCATCATCCGTATCGGTCCAGTAAGGGGTTTCGTCCTTACCACGCCACGGTAAGTCGTTAGTTACAACTAACCGATGTGCAAATTCGTCAAGGCGTATACGACCTCTTAAGGCAGGGTCATATTTAAGAACTACTAAGCAGTTAAATACGTCGGACTCTGGTGTACCTCTACGGTCACGTTTGAGCTTTTCGAGAAAGTCCTCCTCGTCTTCTGTAATGTCCTCAAAGTCCATATCGGCCATGCGTTCCTTGTCGAGCAAGATAGGAGCTGCGCCGTCATCGTTAACAAAATCAATCATGGCTTTGTAGCTTGGTAAATCCGTTACTTTAGTAGTAATAGGATCTGCGTCAGCATCTTCAGCGCCGAATAAGTGAATACGGACCAGGTCAAACGCATTAACGAGCTTACCACTGATAGGGTCAGTCGCATGGTTTGAGTAAGCAAAAGTGTCATTATCGTAAATGACAAAACCTGCTACTGAGCTGCCTCCGGTATACGTGTATCGGTCCTCTTGCTGCGTCGGCTCATAGACTTCAGGGAGAAACTTTTGAATAGCTTCTGTGATACTATAGCACCTACAAAAGGCGCCGAGTAACCCTTTTTTCTCCAAAGGGTTACCTTGCTTCTTGGCCGCATCAAGGCGAATCTGTGACTCCTTACTTGATGTTGGCCAAAGGCTCGTATCTCGCCAGTCTCTGTACGTATTAAGATATTGATCAACAGAAAGTAAGCGGCCTTCACTATGTTGATATACATAATCCACATCCTTTGGACAACTAGGCCAGTACATCAGACGTTCTGCCTGGTGCGTGGACGGGTCAAAGGAGTCAATACCTATATCATCAGCGATACGCCTCGATACAGCTTGGTATTCATCAGGAGTCATCGCTCTATTGACAGGAATGATGATACGATAGCGAGGATTATCAGTAGTATGGCTGTGCGTACTGTAAAGTACGTACTCCATACCACCTAGTTCCATATCTAGGTCTAAGAGAAAATCTTCACTAGGCGAGTCCGCATCAAGCGTGATTAGATATCGCTCCTTAACGGCACCTCTAACCCGTCTACCATTTTTGGGGATATAGCCACCTACAAAACCGCCGACGTCTTTCTTTTGGCCTTTCTCGGCCTTAGTCATTTTGGCGTATTCGGCAGCCGTTTCATTCGTTACAGTAGGCTCAGCCAACTTATTGGCCAAAGCACTCCAAGTCATTTTCTTAGACTTCCAGCTACGGGCGGAGCGACTTTTGCCCGTAGCTATGATGATATTCGTATCCATATGTTACATCGCTCCTCCCTTCGCAAAATGGATGTCTCTTACATAATTAGGAACGCATAAACGGTGAGACGTCGCCCACTGACTTACCGCTCTGTTAATATCGTGATCTTCATATACACCGCGATTGTTTTTTAATTTAGCTTGGTGTATTTCCACAAAACCATCAGAATCTTCTGTAGGGTTAACTTCAATACAAGCCACAGGTTCGTCGCGTTTGTACACACCTACAATAGCGCAAGTTTCAGCTTTTACTTTCTTGATATAAGAGCTAACGCAGTTATTAAGTTGAATCCCCATATCGATAATGCCGTGTGTAGAACTGATGGCCTTAAATCGGTAACCGTTGACGGCCCCTGCTAGAGCATAATGTTTCTTACGCTGCTGAACTATTTCGTTCTCTACTCTGTCAAACTTTTGCATTCTTGAGATCGTATCATGCAAGTCACGCACTTGAATGTGGCTATCCCAAACCTCTTTACGCCGACTTCTCGACAACTGATAATACATATCTGCTGTATCTCTAATATCATGATAAGAAGGTGCATTTCTAATGAATAGGAATGCCTGGCGCTCACCATATTGATGACTAAGGATATTCACAAATTTACTAATCATAGATAAATCTAAGTCGTTTCTCCACACTGGCCAAGATTGGATATATCCGGTATTATCGGCATTCGATTGAATAACATCGACCATTGCCTTTTGATAGTCCTTGTTCTTAAATAACATAGACATAATTTTGATGATCTTAGTATAGAAGAAAGGCCTATCGTGTAATAATCGCCGAGTCCATCGAGCATCAGGCAAATGATGGGCATTAATCAAGGCTTGCACGAACGGCATACCTTTTGCAGTCAATGCTAATACATTATTCATGCCGATAGATTCGTTAGGGAATGAACGATTATAGTAATCGTCATAGTCTCGTTTGGTTTTATCATTAATAGCAGGTGCATCCGGGGCTTGTAACTTCCATATTAAGTTATGAAGTAGATTATCAAGTGCCCCGTACTTGTTAGTAATTTGTACACCTTCCCGGACCGGCTTGACTTTATAGCCTACTACCTTAGATAATTTCTTGAAGAACACATCCTTTAATACCTTAGCAAAGCATTTAAGCTCGTCCTGGTAATTGTATAGTCTACAATTGGGCGTAGCTACTAACCACAATAATGGCATTTGACTACTCCAAAAACCAGAGGGAGAAACTGAAGTTTCCTCTACGATATCACTACGTGAACGCTTTTTAAGTACGATATAGGCTTCTCTGCTTTTAAAGTCAAAACGTAGAACATCGATAACATGCGACTTGTACCCTTTGTAGATCATTTCTGAATCGCCGTCCGCGTATACGGAGTTGTATTCAAATTGTACGTCTAGGATATTCCCCCTATCGATTATCGATAAGTCTAGAGATAGAGGTACTGTGCTTCTGTACCCTACATCGGCAGTAAACCCACTTGTATGAATTACTTCTCCGCACATTGGGCAATAAAACTCACATGCCTCAGGCCCGGTAACTAACCCAAATCCACCGGATTTCATTGGCCATAAATTGTTAAATGAATGACCACAAGACACGTGATAGTGGCTCGCAGGGCGATTAGGCGTCACCTGTTTGCGCCGCACTAGGTCGTACAGCTGTTGTACTTGTAGATTGAATAAGACCTTCATAAGGCGCTATCCTTTCATTTATAACAAATCGTCTAAATCATCATCATCAGGAGTTTCCTCAGCTACTTGGGTTTCTTCAACCGGTAGCGTTTCTTCTACAGGTGCTTCTTTTTTCTTAGATACACGTTTACGTTTTGGCTTTTCTTCAGTAGTAACCTGTTCTTCTACTTTAGGAGTATCTTCTACTGTTGTATTTTCTTCCGCCTTAGGCGCATCTTCTGCTTTTTTACCATTTAAAACTTTAAGACCTAAATCACAAGCGGCGATACAACCTTCACAGTATGCCATAGCGGAGTCTTTGCGTTCACTTGCAGGCGCTTCTTTTACGAGTTCATACAAACCGTCAATAGCTTCGCGTTGTTGTTGAATTTGTTGTTTTGTAAGTTTCATAAGAATTATCCTCCTAATCCTTCATATAGTAAGGGTTTTCAAACCCTGCTGCATTTAATATGAGTCCCTCGTTCCAGGACTCGGGCTCACACATAATATCGATTACTTCATCTAAACTGCCTTCGCCTATAGGAGCTTCGATAACCACTTCGTCGTGGATATGGGCTACAATTTTGTAACCTGCTTTTGAAAGTCTTAGCATTGCCGCTGCCAAACAATCTCTTGCTACAGCTTGCACAATGTTTTCGACAAGCTTTCCGCCATAGGTTTCAACTCTGCCCCAGGTGTTCTTAACCTGATCCATACCATCGTACTCAATTGACTCGCTTCCAAATCGGTTAAGCCCTATTCTAGGTCTTGCATAGGCAAGTCTACGCCCAGATGGTAATTCGATGAACATAAATCCTTTTGCTTTAAAGAACTTAATGTTACCTTGCCTGATTCGCGCCGGTTCTCCGGTTTTAACGACTTGCTTGGCAGCATTATCTGCATCTTTCCAAAACCTCGTAATACGTGGACTGGCTCGTCGCCAAGCTTCGATGATACCAGGTAACTCTTCTTCAGGAATTTCCCCTTTTGTGTCCATCGACTTCATAGCTCCTACACCGCCACCATACCCCAGTGCCAGCTCCGCTACTTTGCCTTTTTGCCGTAAGTGGCCATTTACGCCGTGTTTCTCGACCGGTACGTGGAACATACTAGAAGCAGATGCGCAGTAGATATCGCCACCTTGTGCAAATACATCTTGTCTCCACTGCTCGTGAGCGAGCCATGCGATAACACGTGCTTCAATAGCGCTGAAGTCGGCTACTATAAATCGGTGCCCCTCTTCTGCCACTAAAGCAGTACGAATGAGCTGCTTGATCACGTCACCAGGATTTCCATATAGTAGGTCTAGCATTTCTACGTCTCTACTTTTAAGGACTTCCCGAGCTGTGTCTAAATCTTCCAGGTAATTACGAGGGAGGTTCTGCAGTTGTACTACACGACCTGCCCATCGTCCACTTCGCATTGCTCCGTAGAACTGAAGCATGCCGTGGATACGACTATCTGAACATACGGCATTTTTCATGGCCAAGTATTTCTTGATAGATGAGTTACCGAGCACTTGTCTATTTTGCAGTACTTTGCGTACATCGGAAGGGATATCCTGTGCTAAGAGGTTTGATACATCATCTTTTCGCATAGTATCTAGATCATATCCTAGCCTTTCGGATAACCACTCTTTCAGTTGCATGGTACTGTTGGGATTCTCTAATCCAGTCAATAGCTTAGATGACTCAGTCGCTTCTTCCACAATTTCGTCGTTGCACGCAAGTGCAGCATCGACTAAGTCCATATCTACTTTTACGCCTCTCCAGTTGATATCTTGGTCTAGTAGCCAATATTCATGCTCTACAGCAGGAGGCTTTAGTGATAATAGACGTTTACGAATTGCCTTCTCTACTACTACGTCCTGCCGGTTGTATTCAATAAATTCAGCCCATTTATCAGGCGCATCCTCCGGCATATTTCGTGTCTTAGGATTTGCCTTAGTAGGCTTACGTGGCACAGAGAAAAATTGGATTAACCGTTTACCTCTTGAGTCTTTGGCTTCACCTAATTTCAATGCCTTAGACACGTTATCAAGGCTTGCCGGTAAGCTGCAGTATAAAGCAAGAACGGAAGTACATTCCCAGTTCGTGTAATCCGCATCAGGGAAGTACTTTTTAAGGCACAACATTTCAAATGCTGCATTGAATGCGGTCTTAGTAATTTCCTTGTTATACAAAGCGTCCACCACCCTATCGGGCAGTGGATTCTTTGTCATATCAATTACTTCGACCGGCTCGTCATCGAAGCTATAGGCAAAGAGCAGTATTTCAAATGTCTCATCATCAACGTATCGCTGTGCTCCAAATTTAATCGGACAGTCGCTGTACGTTTCCACATCAATACTGAGCTCCATAATTGCCTCCTTAGATGAATTCGTCATCGTCGTCTAGGTCTCCTAAATCATCACCAAAGTCATCAGCGGATACATGTACACCACCTAGGCGTTCGCCATCTTTGACTTTGCGAATACCATTTAGACCAAAACCTACACCTTTTTTACCATTGAAATTATAAGCGAATACAGAAAGTGCGACCTGCGCGTATACACCAGAATAGATTTCTTCTTCGATATCGAAATCGTCCATCTTGATTTTGTCACGATTAAATACGATAGGTTGTTTATCGCTATTCGCATTAATGAAGAATTTATCAGCGTATACTTCCGGTTGGTCAGCTACTGCTTCATCTGTATCACCGTCACGTAAATTCAATTTTAGGTAAGCTGCTTTACCTTCTACCTTAGCCAATGCTTTTGGATCTGCCTTAAGTTCTTCGATTGCTTTTTCAAAGGCCTTGATAGTCTTTTTATCTGTTTTGTCGATAATGACTTGGGAACTATATTTTGCTTTACCGTCATCGTTTTTACGAGGTTGCGCAATGTTTGTATAAGAAAGTCTTACTACACCAGTTGTTAATTTAGCCATGTTACTGTCTCCTTAATTCTTAAATGGGTTACAATTATGTTCGAACCCTATTACTGTGTTAAATAAATTATCTAATTCGTCTTCGATATCGGACCTTTCGTCGTCTAGTCGAATCCATTCATCGTCTTCCTCCCAAGAATATTTAGTTGTATCTATTTCTTCTTGGTAGTAGCGTTCTATCGCCCCGCATTTAGCTTCTACTGCGCAGTAGCGAGTGTGTAAGCTAGTTGCATAGGCAATAGTGATTTGGTAGAGCTCGTCGAGGTAATGTCCCCGCTCATAAAGCTCTTTAGCAATTGCTTTTACTGTAACGACGCGCATGCTACACCTCGTCTGTAAATTCGTTAGCCATAGATTCTACTGTATTAATTGCTGGGCGTTTATCGCTGTCCGGTACAAGTGTAGGCTTGCCTTCAGGCTTGTCGATGTACGCTTCTAGGTATTCGGCAACGCCTTTTTTACCAAGAACCTTTTGTAGGTTAGTGATACCTTCGAGTTCACGTGGTTTAAAGATGTCTTCTTCCTTATAACCGTTATCGAGTAATGTTTTAGCAGCGGCGTCTGGATCCGTGATAGTACGTCTTGACGTACCTTCCACTAATTTATAGCCAGGCCATTGCTTTTCACCTGATAAGGCTTTATCGTAAGCAAAATCGTAAACGCCTTTAATCCATTTCGTGATTAAGTCCTTCATCCCCAGGATGTCAGATACTTCACGGTCAGTGAGTAATTGATTAAGCTTACCACCATCTTTGTAGAAAGCAGCAAGGCAAGTATCTGCTAAGGCCCTACAAGTATGTCGAGCTTTACAAAAATTGCAATAGTCGCAAGGCGTACATTCGCCGAACCCATCCCAGGCACGCTGTGCGATCGGTTTGATTTCCTCGCCCCAACTAAGCAGGTCTTCTACAGACATTTCGTCGGTAGATACACTATCGAGTCTTGGCTGAACGATTGTCATGCGTACTGTTTTAATATCATAGAGGAATTCGTTAACGTCGTAAGCACCTAATGCGTAGAGCCTCATTTGTGTGTTTTCAACGGCGCTAACAGGAACGCCCTTACCATATTTCAGGTCAATCACTTCCAGTATGCCATCGGCTACGATGACCATATCGCCGGTACCGAAGCCTTCAGGTACCCATCTAGAAAAGTCTAGCCGTGCTTCAATCATGGCTTCCGCATCAGATGAACGAGCACGAGCCTCGTTCACCTTTTCTTCGCAGATGTCCACATATCGGTTAACCGCTTCTACCATTTCAGCAGAGTGATCATGCTTAGGTAATTTCTTACCTTCGAGCTTATGTCGCAGGATTGATTCTGCCAGGTCGTGGGCTACAGTACCCTCTGCAGCATAGGGCGATTGTTCATCTGGGAACATCGCCTCCAATCTTGCTGAAGGAGTACATACGAGCCACCTGGCGCTACTCGAGGCACCGAGTAAAGCGTGTTTCTTAGCCACGACTAGCCACCCATTCCATGATTTGGATGCGTTGCTCATCGGTAGCGGATGTTACCTTTTCCGCCCCGATGCTATCAAGAAATGCCTTGAATTCTGTTTTAGCTTGCGTCTTGTCCGCAGCTTTGGCCATCACATCTTTTACAGCTTCACGAGTTTCTTCGAGGCTTGGAATGGATCGCTTTTCTCCCTTAACAGGTTCCTGCTTAACAGGGGTTTCTACTTTAGTAGCGGTCTTTGCTTTTTTAGCCTTAACTTCTTCCTTAGCTTGGTCGATAGCATCGGCTTTATCTATAGAAGAACCTACAATAGCTTTATATAGATCCTTGATTTCTTGGTTTAAATCCTTAGCTGTTTCTACGGTGATTTTTAACTCTAACATTGTTCTGTTTCCTTCCTGTTTGACTATGTGATATACTTTAAATGGATGTTTTTCTATGTGCCCTTTCGCATTGCCGTGCGTTGGGGCATTTTTTTTGTCAAAATTAATCATCGGAAGCCTCCGATTTCTTGCCCAAATCCTCGCATTCATCAGGAATGCAGTAGTCTCGCCTTGGGCATGTACTACAATTTTGCAATTTAATCACCACCCTTCAAAGCGCTTAAATCAGGCACCTCCGTAGCATTTCCGATTTCATATTCGTAATAATCTAATCCTGCTTCTTTTAGCTTATCGGCGGCCTCTCGACCAGACTTAGAGGCATTGATGAAACGATAAGCTGCGTTACGTGTATGGTGAATTTCATATATCTTCTCTTCATACGGTCTCACTACTGCGCATATGGTGGCCCAGTTTTCACCTGGATCGTCGTATAAAACTTGGCAACGACTATTTAATCGACCAATCAAGGCGCCCATTGAAGGTAGCATGTCAATAAATGCATCACCGAAACCCGCATTCGATAGTGCTTCAGCAAATGTGAGAGCACTTAATAAGGCCTCTTTAAATTTTTTAAACTCTTCTCTATTTGATAGAGCTTCTTCTAAAGCAGCAATCTTTTCTTTATGTAAAGCATCAAGTTTTTCTTCACTAATTCGATACACGAATTCTCTTAAATTTTGTTTACTGATATACGGTTTTGCCATTTTTTTGTCTCCTTTTAGTTGTAGTAAGGGTTTTTACAATAATCGCCGTGAGTTCTTACACGCGAGATGTATGCGACATCTTCCTGCTCTTCGGCATCCATTACGGCTTTATCTTTGTAAAAACCATATAGGGATATAATGAGTCCGATTAACGATTGCAATATAAACTGTTCCCAACCGATTTGGTCTACTTCCAAGGCTCCCATAGAGCCTGCAACGAGGAAGGCCCCCAATAACATATAGCCCATAAATTGATCTCCTTTATAACATCATCATTGATAAAATAGATGCTACTGCAGCAGTAGCAAAACTTAAATGCATTCCCACGTCAATCCAGTTCATGATTTACATCTCCTTTAAACCTTTAAAATAACCAGGATTGTGCCTAAATCCAGAATGATACACAGTTGACACCTGACAGTTTGATATGTCGGTATTTTTAACATACTTGATAGCCTCCCGGATGGCGTTGTCAATTAATCGCGTTTTTAAGTTAGAAAATCCCCAATTCGAGGTACCTAATTCTTCAAGCTCCATCAGCGCCCATCGTTTTGTATTACATTTTCTGTCGAGGCTATACTGGAAACCGCCTACGATTCCTTTAATTACGGAAATTGTATAATGGTAAGATGTATTACCCCAGTTCATGATTTATCCTCCCTAATGAATTCCTGCGGATTTAAACTCCGCATCAACTACTTTCGTATCCCATCCAAGCGAATGGACAAGAAACGTCCTAAACCCTTCTTTATCGATGACAAAGGCTCTTGACTTCTTACCTGGCGACTGCCAGGCATAGGCAAATGGAAATCGATCTCTTGCGATGCCCTCTCGGATAGCCGTTAGGCTAACACCAAGGACAGTCGACATTTGAGCGACCGAAATCACTTTTCTAATCATGTGCACTGCCCCTCCTTTTCATATAGCCTTCAAAATCATTCTGATTTCTTGGCCTACTTGTAGACGATCTTTAAAAGTATCTTGATTACGGAAATCATCCATATAAACTTCTAACATCTCTCGGTATATAGCTGCTTTGAAGCTTTCTGGCTTTTCCACATCTTCTCGATACGGCTTTAAAATTGTAACCGGCTTACCGAATTCATAGTCGATAAATCCTCTTGCCTTTAGTCGGGCTTTCATAGTTCTAATCTTACCGTTCGGCCATCCGAGTAAATTTTCCATTTCCTCGTTGGTCTGTAACCCGCTATCACGGTAAGCGTTATACAAAATCTCCATATCTGTCATTTGCTGCCCTCGTTTCTTTTAATTTCGTTACCTATTAGGTATTTCCATATGCAGATTCTGATGCGATTAAATCAGCCAACGGAATCTGATAAACTTTTGAGAACGCCTTTAAAGTTGCCACGCTAAGGCTTTTCTGTCTTTTGCCAGTCTCTAAATTTGATAAATAATTTTGAGACATAAAAAGCTTACTTGCCGCCTCAACCTGGGTGAGCCCTTTTTTATTTCTGGCATCAATCAAGTACTGTCTCATCCAATCACCTCCCTTTACATCTAAAATATCTCAATTTGTGATATTAGTATATCTCAATTTGAGATTATCGTCAACAATATATTTGAAAAATATCGCTATATGTGATATTGTGTAAGCAGGGAGACTTTTAAGGAGGAAGACTTATGAAATTAAGACAATTACGCCACATGTTAGGGCTTAGTCAACTACAGTTCGCCGAAGACTTAGGTGTTGCTCAAAATACATTAAGTAATTATGAATCTGAAAAGAGACAAATTCCTTTGGATTTGCTAAAGCGCATCGCGGAACGTTATGATGTTACTGTTGATTACCTAACAGATTCGGACTTGATAGCCGATGACCGCATCCCGGGGGCGCTAATCAATGAAAGAGTGAACTCAGGTTTATCCCTTTCGGACCTGTCAAAAATAACAAAAATCCCCAAGAAAGACCTTGAGGATTATGAGGCAGAGATAGAGCCCATTAATTTGTTTTTACTCAAAAAATTATGCGATGTATATGGTAAAAGTTTGTCCCAGTTTTATAAGGATAACGACATGTATGATGAATATATCCCGAGCGTGTTTAACGGCGATTCAGACAAATTTGAACAGTTCGAATCAGCCAGCCGTTTTGACGCAGAATCTGATGCGTTTATAGATATGGTTCACCTCAACAATTACAAATACGTACCTGCATCTGTATCAGCGGGCGCGTTAACCACGATAGACGCCATTAACTTCATGCCTACTATATCTGTCCCTGATTTCATGATGGGTCGTTACGCAGGCAATAAGAATATTATACTTATGCCGGTTAACGGTGAAAGCATGAACAACGTTATCCAAAACGGCGCTATTATCGCCGTATTAAGAAATATAGAACTGCCAGATATCCATGACGGAGATATTGTAGTTATTAAGAATGGAGGGGATTATACAGTTAAAAGATTCTACAATGATAAACAACATAAAGAATTTGTATTTAAACCTGATAGCTCGGATATGGCATTTCGGGACATCATATTTAGTTACGAGAATACAGATGACTTATACCTGATTGGTAAGGTTGTTATGTACAATGTGACTTTGTAAGAGATTAATATGGGAGATTAATAAGGGAGATAAACAATGAAATTCTATAAAATTTTATCTATCGCGGCATTATTTGCAACAGTTGCTAGTTCTTCATTTGCACAATTTATTGATGTAACCCCAGAAACGTATGATAAAATCTGGAGCACCGGGCAAAATTATAAAACTGATCGTAAACTTGAAAGCCCAATTAATTATGGAGTTGAACTTCGGAGTGGAGCTGGTGGCGCCGCGGTATTAATTACCCCAGCTACAATCACTAAATATGTATCATATTCCAAAGACGATCGTCTGATTTTTCCAGACGAATCTTTTAAGAAAGCCATACTAAACAGTAATGATTATGTATACATAGCTACATATGCACTTCATCTAAAGAATCCATTAGCCGGTACAGTAATGCCTCAACTACCATCACAACGATTACTTATAGAAAAGGACAATCAGTATATAATCCCAGTAGCGATGAATACCAAAATCTATGATATGATGCCGCATAGCTATGCCCTTGTCTACTATGCAATACCTAAACAAATAATTATGAACCCACCGTATACTATTAAATTTATTAATGGAAATGGCGATAAAATTGAAATACCTATTACCACTGATAAATTAGCAGAACTTATGGATAAAGAAAATAAATTAGTCTATAAGACAAGTGATTAATAAACGTAAAGCCCCTATCCGATACTACTCAGATAGGGGTATTTTAGGAGGTATGAAATTATGGCTATGAAACGTGCCAACGGTACTGGCACCGTGTATAAGATGAAACATAAGGCCCTACGTAAGCCATATCGAGCCGTAGTGACCCTTGGATACAATTCTGAAGGTAAACCCTTGCGCAAATCAATAGGCACCTTTGCGACGCAAAAGGAAGCATATAATGCCCTTGCTCTATTCTCTACTAATCCACAAATCCAGGAGGAACGCAAAATTACTTTTGGGCAGTGCTTTGATTGGCGTATGGAAGAAGCTGAACGCCAAGGGCTATCTAAAGGGCGAATTAAAAGCATGCACGTTGTGCGAAAATTAGTAGAGCATCTATTCAATATTGAAATGAAAAATCTTAGAGCGGCTCATCTGCAGTCTATATTCGATAATTCGACGCACACAAAGTCTTATCAGAAGTTAATTAAAGCGATTATAGTTTCTGTAGGTACTCTCGCAGTTAAGCAGGAAGTCATTCCGCGCAACTACCTTTCCGATATTATCATCAACAAAAACGCAACACCAATTAAGAAAGCTAACATATTTACGAATTTGGCTCTCTATGATCTTTGGAAGCACTCTGACGACATAATATCCAAGCTAACACTCATATACGTCTATACGGGACTCAGGTTAAACGAATTACAAACAATACGAGTTGATGATGTCCACATTAAAGAACGATATATGATTGGCGGTTCTAAAACAGAGGCTGGCCGTAATCGAGCTATTCCTATTGCAGAATGTATCTCCCCTTTCATCAAGGAGCTATACCAGCAAGCAAAATTTAAACGCTCTGAGTGTATATTAGACGGCGTGATACATAAGGACATATATCGTAAGGAACTACAAAAGAGATGTAAAGAATGGAACCTAGGCGAGCACAAGCCACACGATACTAGACACACCTTTATCTCTATGTGTAGCAACATAGGTATTGATGAGATCATTATTAAGAGAATTGTTGGCCACGCTAACAAGGATAATATCACTGCAGATGTCTATACGCATAAAACACTACAACAATATATTGATGCGGTGAATAAGTTACCTTACGGAGATGACCTATTAAAAGGTGAGCAACGGTTGAGCAACCGAGAAGAAATTAGGTGATTTTTACCGTTTTGCAAAAATAAAAAGACCAGTAAACATAAGCGTTTACTGGTCTTTTAGATTTGTTGTACTATTCAGCGGAAATTACAGAAACTGGGCAAACGGATTCGCAAGAACCGCAATCGATGCAAGCATCGCCAATTTCGTATTTAGTTTCGCCTTCAGTAATGCAGGAAACTGGGCAAACAGATGCGCAAGAACCACATTTAATGCAACCATCAGCAATAACTCTCAT